TGTAAAGCAGATGGATGAAGGTCCTGCTTTAATTATGAAACGAAAGGTAAATGGTCCGAAAGGAATGGTAAGACCTGCACCTAGATTGTTTGATAAGGACAAGCAAGAAGTCAGCACTGCTGTTGGTAATGGCTCTCAAGTGAGAGTTCAATTCAATGAGTACGATTGGGAGTACGCTGGTAAGCAAGGGAAAGGTCTCGACTTACAAGCTGTTCAAATTGTTAATCTTGTTGAATACAAGAACGGTGATGGTGATGAATTCTTTTCTGATGGAGAGGAATTCTAATGATTATCACTATTAAAAATGATGACGGAGAAACAAACTTCGACATCAATAATATTGCAGATGAACAGAAGAAGCAGGAAGCTACTGTGATTGTGCAAAAGGTTGGCAACCTTCAGGTTGTTATTGAAGCCTTAGACTTTGCAAGTCGAACCCATAGAGCTAACTTGGAAGAGTTGCTTAAGGATAGAGACGAAGCTATAGTCGAGCCTGAAAGGGCTAGGGATGAAGAAGGTAAGTTTGTAGCAGACGACCCTGAAACACCCGACACTAATGAAGCTTGGGTTGGTGGTAAAAAACCTGCCAAGTAATTTAAAACCGGCTAGGTGTAAAAGCCTAGCCACTTTTCTAAAGGAGATAGAATGCAAGAACAAAGTAAATTTGTACGACATAAGTTACCCTGCCCTTCATGTGGTGGCTCTGACCCTGTGTCTATGAATGAGGATAAGTCTGCTCATTGCTTTAGCTGTGAGACACACTTTCCTAATTATGTGGATGCGTGTGATGGAAAAATTGTGGATACTACACCTAAACCTAAAGTCACTACTTCTTTCTTAAACAGTTATACTGGTAGCTTTGGTCCTTTAACAGACCGAGATATATCAGAAGAGACTGCTAAGAAATATAGTGTTAGAAGGATTGTTAGTTCAACCAATCAGATATCACAACACATCTATCCTTTCTTTAACGGTAACGAAGTTGTCGGTACTAAGACACGCTTTATTGAAAATAAAAACTTTGCTTTCTCAGGAACATATGAAGGCACTGGTTTATTCGGTGAGCAACTGTTTAGAAATACTGGTGGTAAGTATCTAACTATTACAGAAGGTGAATGTGATGCTATGGCTGCCTATGAATTGATGCAATCCAAGTGGGCATGTGTATCACTAAAGCGAGGTGCTTCGGGTGCTGTTAAAGATATTCGAGAAAGCATTGAGTTTGTTGAATCATTTGATAATGTAGTGTTATGTTTTGATAATGATAAGGCAGGTAGAGAAGCAGCTCGTAATGTTGCACGCATATTAAAACCCGGCAAAGCTAAGGTAATGACATTGCCTAATGGTTATAAGGATGCAAACGATATGCTCAAGCAACGTAAGTTTCAAGAGTTTATGTCCTCATGGTGGGAAGCTAAAACTTACACACCGTCAGGCATCATGGAACTTTCTTCTCAAAGAAACGATTGGTTACATAGAGAAGTTAAAGAAAGTATTGCTTATCCTTGGGAAGGTCTCAACAAAAAACTGTATGGTCTGAGGAAAGGTGAGCTTGTAACTCTCACAGGTGGGACAGGACTTGGTAAGTCTTCAGTGACTCGTGAGCTAGAACATTGGCTAATCAAGAACACTAAAGATAACGTAGGTATCGTAGCTCTTGAAGAGAACTGGTTGAGAACTGCTGATGGTATTATATCCATTGAAGCGAATGATCGACTGTATCTAACAGAGAAACGAAACAACTACAGTGACGAACAACTCACTGAATTATTTGATAAGGTTATTCCTAATGGTCGTGTTTATATTCATGCTCATTTAGGTGCTACTGATATTGAAGAAATATTTTCTAAGTTAAGATATATTATTGTAGGATGTGAATGTAAATGGGTTGTGGTCGATCACTTGCACATGCTTGTTAATGTACTTGCTGAAGGTGATGAAAGAAGAGGTATCGATTCTTTGATGAATAGATTACGTAGTCTTGTTGAAGAGACAGGGGTAGGCATGATATTAGTATCACACTTGCGTAGAGCATCGGGTGATAAAGGACACGAGCAAGGTATCGAAGTATCGTTATCACACTTGAAAGGCTCTCAAGGAATAGCACAACTATCTGATTGTGTGATTGCATTAGAACGTAATCAACAAGCATCGAATGAAGACGAAGCTAACACCACAAAAGTTCGTGTACTTAAATCAAGATACACAGGTGATACTGGACTGGCATGTAGCTTAAGATATAACAACGACACTGGTAGATTATTTGAAGTATCAGAGGAGGAAACTTTTGACAACACAGAATTCTAAAATTATATTTGACATAGAATGTGATGGTCTTAAACCAACTAAACTACATTGTATTGTAGCAAAAGAACTCGATGGAGAAATCCATAAGTTCCCACCTCATAAACTTAAGGAAGGTATTGAGTTTTTAAAACAAGCTGATACTTTAGTTGGACATAACATCTTACGATTCGATCTTGATGTTATTAAAAAGCTAACAGGTGTTGATCTTTATCATAAGAAAATTGAAGATACTCTTGTGATGTCTAGATTATTTAAACCTATCCGTGAGAACGGTCATAGTTTAAAGACTTGGGGTTATCGTGTTGGCTTTGCTAAACAAGAACAACCTATAGACTTTGATGAGTACACACCACAGATGCTTGAGTATTGTTGTAATGATGTAAGGTTGAACGAATTAGTTTACCTTGCTTTATTAAAAGAACAGGCAGGTTTTAGTGATCAATCTATTGCTCTTGAACATGCAGTAGCTAAAGTAATATCCGACCAAGAAAACAATGGGTTTGCTTTCAACGAGAAGCAAGCTACTATGTTACTTGCTAAACTTAAAGATAAGATGTACGAAGTTACTGATGAAGTTCAACGTACTTTTAAACCTAGGATGGTTGATGTTAAATGGGTAACACCTAAGTTTAAAAAAGATGGACAGCTATCTAAGTCAGGACTAACTGTTGATGAATACAAACAATGTATTGATACAGGTAACCATAAACCTTTTATGCGACAAGAACTACAAGAGTTTAATCTCGGCAGTCGTAAACAAATAGGTGAGTACTTAATGGAGTTTGGTTGGGAACCTAAACGTTTCACACCAACAGGTCAGCCAATTGTAGATGAAGGGACTCTTAAAAAGATTACCCATATACATGAAGCTAAACTGATTGCAGACTTCTTGTTGTATCAAAAGCGTATTGCTCAGATACAATCTTGGTTAGATGCTTTAGAAGAAGATGGTAGAGTACACGGTTCAGTTATTCCCAACGGAACTATCACTGGTCGTATGTCTCACAACCATCCTAATGTTGCTCAAGTACCGGCTGTTTACAGTCCCTTCGGTCAAGAATGTAGAGCTTGTTGGACTGTAGAAGACGGGAATGTTTTAGTTGGAGTTGATGCTTCAGGACTAGAACTTCGTATGTTAGCACATTACATGAACGATGAGGAGTATATAAATGAAGTTGTCAACGGAGACATACACACGACTAATCAAAACCTTGCAGGACTTGAATCAAGAGATACAGCAAAGACTTTCATTTATGCCCTTGTCTACGGAGCAGGAGATGAAAAGATTGGAAGCGTGGTTGGAGGTTCAAGAAAGCAGGGCAAAGAACTTAAAGAACGTTTTCTTACCAACTTACCAGCACTTAAAACTCTTAAGGAAAAAGTACAACGAGCAGCTAAACGAGGATTCCTTAAAGGATTAGATGGTCGTAAGATTTATATCCGAAGTGAACACGCTGCTTTAAATAGTTTACTTCAAGGTGGTGGTGCTATTGTAATGAAGAAAGGTTTAGAGTTACTTGACAAACGACTAAGCCTTACTGATATTTCTTATAAGTTTGTTGCAAACATTCATGACGAATGGCAAATAGAAGTAAGAGAATGTCAAGCTAATAAAGTAGGACAACTTGCTGTTCAAGCTATCATTGATGCAGCAGAACATTTTAATATGAGATGTCCTTTAGATGGAGAATTCAAGGTTGGGAGGTCTTGGGATGAAACACATTAATTGTAAAGATTGTGGTACTGAGTTAACAGATGAGAACTGGTACCCTTCAAGAAAAGAAAAAAATATTCAGGTATGCATTGAATGTTGGAAAACAAATCCAAAGCATACACAAAGAAACAGTAACAGGATGTTTGTTAATGGGAAACATATTTCCACTAGCCATCCATTACATAAAGCAGGTAACTATAAAACTTTTGAAGATGCAGCTTTCGCTTCTCTTGCTCAATATAAATCAACCAAAGAAGGTCAAGTGTATGTTTTAACTAACAAAGCTTGGAAGGGTTGGGTTAAAATTGGTATGGCAATTGATGCTGAAGATAGATTAAATGGTTATCAAACATCTAGTCCTCACAGAGATTATGAATTAAAGTATAAAAAGTTTTTTAAAAATAGAAGAAAGGCTGAACTCGAAGCTCATAAACTTTGTGAAAAGAAAGCAAAAGAAAGAAACGGTGAATGGTTTAAGTTAACAATTACAGATGCTATTGAAATAATAAATAATTTAACGGAGGAAACTCATGAAGAAAAACAAACAGCTTGATACGTTAATTGCAGACATCTATGAAAAAGTTGAGATACTTGGAAGAGGTGAAGCTATTGATGTTAGTGAACAAGACTTGGATAAATTTGCTGAGTTTATGAAGCAAGCATTAGTTGATTGGATAACTCCAAGAGCTAATAAGAAACCTACACTTAGAATGTCTAATGTTGGAAAGCCTAACAGACAACTGTGGTTTGATATGAACTCAGAACGAGAAGCCAAAGGTATCAATGCTCCGACTATGATTAAGTTTTTATATGGACATATACTTGAAAGAGTTGTGTTGTTTTTAACAGAGCTTGGTGGACATACAGTTACTGATGAACAAAAAGAAATTAAAGTCAATGGTATCCTAGGACACATGGATTGTAAGATTGATGGTGAAGTAATTGATATTAAATCAGCATCTAATTATGCATTTCAAAAGTTTAAGAATGGTACTCTAGCAGAAGACGACCCTTTCGGATACATGGCTCAGCTTGCAGGATATGAAGAAGCAGAAGGTACAAGTAATGGTGGGTTCTTAGCAATCAATAAAGAGACAGGAGAACTAGCTTTGTTCCAACCTCAAGAACTTGACAAGCCTAATATCAAAGCAAGGATTACTAAACTTAAATCAGAAATTAAAGGTAAGACTTTACCTGATTTTTGCTACCAGCCCATAGCTGAAGGTACATCAGGAAACTTTAAACTTCCTAGAGGTTGTTCATGGTGTCACCATAAGTTTGAATGCCATAAAGATGCTAACGATGGTAAAGGTTTAAGAGTCTTTGAATACTCTAAAGGTCTAACCTATCTTACTAAAACTGTAAGGGAACCCAAGGTAAATGAGATTACTCATAGGTTTATCAATGGCTAGAAGAGTACCACGAAAACCAAGACCTAAAAAGATTAACGTACCTAAAGGGTATGACAGTCGATGGGAGTATGACATTCACTTAGGTATTTTAAAAGATTGGAAACACCACTGGGATGTCATACAATATGTTGTTGAACACAAATACGAACCTGACTTTGTAAAAGAGTTTGATGGTAAGATAATATTACTAGAAGCAAAGGGTAGATTTTGGGACCATGCTGAGTACAGTAAGTATATTCATATTAGAAAAGTTTTACCTAAAAATACTGAGCTGGTGTTTTTATTTCAAAAGCCTTTATCTCCAATGCCGGGAGCTAAAGTAAGATTAAATGGCACAAAAAGAACCCACGCTGAATGGGCTGAAACAAATAACTTTAGATGGTACAGTGAAGAGACTTTACCAAAGGAATGGAAAAATGACAGAACAGATTGATTATAAATTTAATGAACGAAGACATATAATTGAATTAAAAGAATATATTGATGGTACATATGGTGAGCACTACGCTTCTGATAAGTACCAAGCAACCGATGTGATCATTGACTCAGGTCATGGTGAAGGTTTTTGCATGGGTAACATTATGAAGTATGCAAAACGTTATGGAAATAAAGCAGGAAAAAACAAAAAAGACTTGCTTAAAATCTTACATTATGGTATAATTATGCTTGACATACACAACAAGGAATCAAATAATGGTTGAAGATAAAGTCGGTATCAAGGATTATCTTGGTATAAAAATTAATTACAGTAATGAAAGACTACTAGATAAGTTTAGTCTTGATACATTAAAAGATAGATATTTATGGGAGAATGAAACACATGCACAAGAAGCTTTCGCAAGAGCCTCCGTCTTCGGAGCAACCTACAAAGGTCAAACAGATTTTGAATTGGCTCAGCGACTTTATCACTACAGTTCCTCTTGTTGGTTTATGTTTAGCACCCCTATACTTAGTAACGGGGGAACCAGTCGTGGGCTTCCTATTAGCTGTTTCCTCAATTATGTACCTGACAGTCGTGACGGGCTATCTTCTCATTACAATGAAAATATATGGTTGGCGAGTTCAGGTGGAGGTATTGGTGGATATTGGGGAGATATCCGTAGTAATGGTATATCTACTACTCACGGTAGTAAGTCTACTGGTTCAATCCCCTTTATACATGTAGTAGATTCACAGATGTTAGCCTTTAACCAAGGTGTAACAAGACGTGGTTCTTATGCTGCATACATGGACATATCTCATCCGGAGATTGAAGAGTTCATTAACATGCGTAAAGAATCGGGTGGTGATATCAATCGTAAGAATCTTAATCTTCATAACGGAATTAACATTACCAATGAGTTCTTGAAAGCTGTTAAAGAAGATGCAGACTTTAGATTGATTGACCCTAAGACTAATGAGCCTACTAAGACTGTTAATGCTAGAGACTTATGGTGGCAGATCATTAATGCTAGAGCAGAGACAGGTGAGCCTTATATGATTAACATTGATAGATGTAACGAAGCTTTACCAAAAGAACAAAAAGATTTAGGATTAGAAATCAAACAGAGTAATCTTTGTTCTGAGATTACTTTACCTACGAATGAAGAACGAACAGCAGTATGTTGTTTATCTTCTGTAAACTTAGAATACTATGATGAATGGTCAGAGAATCCAATGTTCATAGATGATTTAATTACCATGCTCGACAACGTGCTTCAACATTATATTGATCATGCTGTTGACACAGATAACTTAGGAGAATACAATGCAAATTTTAAAAGATTTCAAAAACATATTAAAGAAGGTAGGGAAGGGTTTACTAAATCTGCCTACTCTGCTTATAGAGAAAGGTCGTTGGGTCTCGGTGCGATGGGCTTCCATTCGTATCTCCAATCACGCAACATTCCTTTTGAAGGTATCTATGCTACGGGCTTCAACTATAAAGCATTTAAACATATTAAAACGAAAGCACAACGAGCTTCTGAAAAACTTGCTGACCAACGTGGAGAAGCACCTGATGTCAGTGGTAGTGGGAGGAGGAATGCTCATCTTTTGGCTGTTGCTCCTAATGCCAGCTCTAGTATTATTTGTGGTGGGACATCTCCTTCGATTGAGCCTTATCGTGCTAACGTTTATACGCACAAGACTCTCTCGGGTTCTTACCAAGTTAAAAACAAATACCTAGAAGAGATACTTAAAGATAAAGGATTAAAGAAAGATGAATTGACTGTACTATGGAAAGACATTGCAGGTAATGACGGTTCAGTCCAGCACTTAGATATTCTTACAGATGATGAAAAAGAAATATTTAAGACTGCTAATGAAATAGATCAAATATGGATTGTTGAACATGCAGCTAAACGTCAAGAATTTATTTGCCAAGCACAGTCAGTTAATCTATTCTTTACACTTCCAAAAGCTACAGAGCCACAGGAAGTTCACGATGAATACATGCAGTACGTCAATGATGTACATTGGTATGGCATGAACAAACTAAAGTCTTTGTATTACTTTAGAACTAATGCTGCAAGAAATGCAGAAAATGTAAACATTAAAGTTCAGCGTATTAAATTAGACGATGCTGAATGTATCGCATGTGAAGGATAAATTATGGATTGTTGGCACTGTGGAAATAAAGTAATATGGGGAGGTGACGTGGACATTAGTCATGAAAGCGAAGACTTCCAAATGGAAACAAATTTAAAATGTACTAAATGTAATTCAGAAATTTTAGTATACTTACCAAAGGAAACAAAATGAAACAAGAAGAGTTTACAGATGTGTTTAGTCAGAAGTTTTCAGGCTTTACAAGTAGGATGTGGTTAGATTATTGTGATGAAAATAATAATCCATTCGCAAAAACAAAAGATTACGCAGGATATGTAATTGAAAATTTTAAATATTTAGTTAAGAGATTTAACGAGGAGAACAGATGAGCTTATTAG